CTTATAACGTCTTAATTTATCTTTCTCATAAAAAGCAACGGCCTCTGCTTTTCTTTTATCTAGGTAAGCGACTACATGAGGATTTATTCTTCTGTTAGTAAGCCTGCCTCCAATAGCACTAGCAGAAGCATCCGTCATTTCTTTTCCTTCTTCACCGTACACTTCTTTGACAATATCTTTTTTATGTTTCTGTCCCCAATGCTCAATAAGCTTATCAACAAATAGTTGCTGCTTCATGGTTAGGTCATCAATAGTTAAATCTTTTTTTGCTTTTTGTCCCATTATCTATTGGCAAGATAAACACTCATCCGAATTTTTATCTAATTCTTCCAGTGTTTGTTTTTTGTTTGGTTTACATTTATCACAAAAGAATTGATTGTCTGTTACAAAAAAATCTTCTGCACACTTACTACATTTACTAGTTTGTGGTTGCCCCATTATTTAACACCTTTAAATTTTGTACCTTGGATAGCAATACCACCGCCTCTACTAAATTTTTTAGAATAATAGAGCTCAACTCTATCTTTTCCCAATCTAGCTCCTTTGGCAGTTCCTTTTTCTTCATTGAATTTTTCAAAGCTTATATTAGGACCAAATTCATATTTATCATTTTCTATATCTCTCAAAGATATAACCTTCTTTGGTTCAGAGGTATCTATTTTTTTCTGTCTATACAAAGACAATCTTGTTTTTGTAGTAGAGTCAGAAGCAGGATTGATTTTATTTTTCTTTTTCTTTTTTTCGCTCATATCAATTAGTTTAAATTCTATTATAGAGATTATACAGGAAATTCAATACACTTACATAGTCCGTGTAAAATTCGAACGGCAAGAACGTAGTTAGTCATTATCCCCTTTAGAGGTACACTTTTTTGTACCTAGGTACACCAGAGGTACACTACTAAAATAGGCTATAAGTGTTGGTATATATAGATAATAGAGCGAGAGGTACAGAGGTACACTAGTTGGACGTATTTTTTTTATGTGTGTTCGGATTCGTACAGAACCTCTATAGGGGAATTTGAATTATTGATCTCTACAGATGTATCCAAAGACTGGTTGTCCCTGGTACGTGGTCACTGATCCGTGATTACCGAAATGTCCTTCAAATACCGTCATCTCATCAAATAATGCTTCACAGCTAGCACTACCCGACCCACGAACCGTGGTTAAGTCTCCAGAGGCCATAATTAACGCAATAACTACTACTTTAAACATTTCTTCTTAGCTAAAGCCTCCATGATTTTACGTTTCATTATAGAAAGACCTGGACTGGCTAAAATATTCTTAATGGTCTCTTCTTTTAGCTTTTTTAGGTCTATCTTTAGTTTAATCATTAAACAAACCTAATTCTTTTTCAATTCTATCTTCTGCTATTTTTATATATTCAGGATTAAGTTCTATAAGAATAGCATTACGATTATTAAGAGCTGCAACAATACCTGTTGTACCACTTCCACCAAAAGGATCTAAGATTGTACCATTCTCTGGACAACCAGCTTTAATACATGGCTCTATTAAGTCTTTAGGATAAGTTGCAAAATGTGCGCCTTTAAAAGGTTTGGTAGTTACAGTCCAAACATTTCTTTTATTTCTAGTTGGATTAATCATATATGTTCCATCAGCTTTTTTATAACCAGAATGATCTACAAAAGAAGTGCCACTACCTCCCATATTTTTATCAAACTTTTTTCTACCCATAGCTTTCATATTGCCATTTGATTTCATACCACCATTGGCTCTTGAAGATCCTTCTTGATTATCAATATTTTTTTGCAATAATCTTATTGCAGTTGTATCTGTAATAGGTTCTTTAATAGCCTCTGCATCATAATAATATTTTTTAGATTTAGTTATTAACCATATTTTTTCATGGCATGATGTAGGTCTATCTTTAACACTTTCTGGCATGGGATTAGGTTTATGCCAAATTATTTCTGATCTAATATACCAACCTGCATCTTGTAAGGCTATGGCAACTCTATTAGGTATCATTAATAAATCTTTTTCTTTAATACCATTTTGTACTGGGGTTCTAGTTACTCCATATTCTTTATTACCTCTCAAAGATTGATTCGTAGTAGATGTTCTTTTACCACTTGAATAACTATCGCCAACATTCCACCAAATTGTAGCTGTATCTTTTAATTTAGGTTTAAAAGTTTCAAAAACCTTAACTGTATTAGCTAAATAATCTTGATAGGTTTTTTCTAAACCAAACTGACCATCAGCTCCATAATCTCTTAAACCAAAGTAAGGTGGAGAACTAACAACAGAATCAATAGAATTATCTTTTAATTCTTTAATTTTATCTATGCAATTACCATGTATTATTTTTATTTTTTTCATAGCTACTTACCAAACCGATCCTTGATTAATTGTTTCACTAAAGGATCCCTTTTATTTAAATGATCCGTGCTCCCTTGTTCGGTCTTCTTCTTTTTTGGTTGTACTTCCTTCAAGGCCACTACCTTAATAAATTCTCTGCAGTGATGAACTGTTTTCCAACGATAGTATTTAGGCAGACTGAAAAAATGATCTCTAGCCTCTTTCTCATTTAAAAACAAACCATAATGTTTAATTTCTTTTGTGTGTTTCCTGTCGTCCCTTAAGGTAAACTCACGATACTTCACTACAAATTTAGGTGCACTACGATAGTACTCATAGTCTTTTAATTCTAACAAAGTTGGTTCTGGTAATATGCTCATTATGCTGCCTCCTTCATTAGTTCTTCGAAAGAAATTTTATTTTCAGGGAAAGAAAAATCTCTTTCAATCTTTAAGCCCATAGGAAGGGCAAGGTTTTTAAGTTCGTCTATACTGACATAACCTAATTCTTTTTCATGTAGATCAGCCAAACCAAATGCAACATTAGTATCAGGATTTAATTCCGACAGATACCAAGTACCTAATCCAGCAGGATTAAATAATTTAACCACCACTTTAAAATCCTTGGTGCCTCCCTCTTGTTGGTTAAAGTTGTCCACTAACTTTTTATATTGTGCTGCTGTAAACATTTTTTGTTTCATTATACATTCTCCTTTTTATATTGATTAAACATGTCTGTCACTATTTTTTCTTTAGCTTTTAAAATAAAGTCTAATTGTTTTTTGTCTGTAAACAAATCTGGTTTAGCAGTTGCTAAAGCAATTAGATCTATAAGATTTAGTTTTTTCATGTTGGCTCCTTTTTTTTGGTTAATTGTTTTTTTCATTCCTATTTATCCCACATAATCCCATAGTATACAAGCATTAAAAAGCCTTGATTTTCCTTACTTATTTAACCTCAGGATGCTTTTTTTAGATAATTATCTATTTTTTCTTTAGATTCTGATTCGATATCTATCAAAGTTTTGGAGGTATCCATTCTGTATTGGCCTAAGACAAAATCTTTTTTATTTAGTTTTAATACCCAGGGAGATTCTATTCCATAAGGTTGGTACATTAATTTAATTTCGTGTCCTTTGTAGGTGGTCATGTTAACTCCTTCGCATATTGTTGGATTAGTTGATACCATTTATCCGTCCATATTTTTTTCATTTCAGGGCTCCTGGCGTTGTTCACTGCGTTAGCTAATGCATCTAACTTTTTCATTTTTTCATTCATTGTTTTTTCTCCTTCTCTAGTTGGTTTAGTTTGTTATCTAACTCTTTAATATTTTTATTCATTTGTAATAGAATATCTGTGTATGCTATTTTCAATGCTAACAATTGAAGAGTGTCTAAATTGTTATAGTCCATTATTTTCCTCCTTGGTTTAGTTTATATGATTTACTCCAATGAGCATCAAAAGAATCAAATTCATTATATTGTTTTTTTGATCTCCGTCTTAAAAGGTAATTAAGATATTCATATGCTTTGGCAGTTTGATTTATTCTCAGGAACATCTCGTCCCAGTTACCTCTTTTTCTTTTTAGACAAAATTGAAATCTTTCACTCTGTTCTTTATCTTGTTTTTCTAATCGTTCCCATTTTTTACTCAAAGGATTTGTTACTTGCCATTCATATGGTGGCACTTCTTTGACGCTTAGCCAACGACAGAACTCTCTCATTTCTTTTATTTTAAATAATCTTGTGTTCATTATTTTCCTCCTTTTACTTTCATGACTCTGGTTATTTTATTAGGATATCTTTTTGATTCTTCTACGTCATCAGAAGTTTCAAATGGAACATACCAAATTTTATCTTCAGTTTTTTCTGTAACATCTTCACCTTTAATTATTCTTTTATTTAATTTAATTTTGTAACAAGAATAATACTTGTCGTCACAAGTGCCCTTAGTAAGTACCGCTCCTTCTATGTAACAAGTATCTTCTCCAAATTGAGCAAAGTCATATGCTCTGATTTGATCTCCTGCATTAGCGATATTTTCAAACATTAGTTCTTTCATTATTGGTTCTCCTTTAGTTGTTTGTTTTTATTTTTTCTAGCTAGTGCCACCTCTCTGTAGGTGGCCACTGCTTTCCATACTTTTAACTTTGCTTCTTCTCTATCAATAAACATTTGTTGTCTGTCCACAGCATTATTAAAAATTTTGTTTAACTGCTCTAAAGTAACCTTTCCGTACAAGGGACTTTCTAAAAAATATCTTGATTGAAAAGTTCCTATATCCCTGTCATACATTTTATTCGAAGACATACTTCCAGTCTTTCCTTTGTTATAGTTATCAATTTTTTCTTTAGTCCACTGAAACTGAACACTGTTATAAAAATCAACTGTTTCTTGATTAGGTTCTTCTTTTTGAATAGTAGCCAGGTCTTCTTTTAAATGTTCTACTAACAATTCTTTTGCTTGAGGGCTTCTTTCGTAAGGAGTTATTTGCGCTCCTGGGCAAACACCATTTCTGAAACCTTGGCCAACTGTAAAACCGTGATCGTAAATCACACTGTTTTCAATCTCTTGCTCTCTCTCACAGTAACCACAAGTTCCGATGTCCGTGAGTAGTGCTCTCTGTAATCTTTTTTCTTGATACTCTTCTGTATCTTGCACGGGTCTTTTACCTGACTTGATGTTTTCTTTATTCCACTTCTTTAAAGTAACATGAATAGTGTCGGACAATGATTGCCAAACTTTTGTTTTATATCTAGTCAACAAAGGAACTTCAACAAGCCATGCTTGTGAATACACATCATCCGCAATGTAAAAACTGTCGTTCATCATGCCTCTGTAAAACTTTTTTAATCTCTTATATTCTCCGTTATAGATCACGTTTTCTTTTGTACATTTTCTAAATAATTTTAAAAAAGATACATTAGTTTTTTTTACTTTATGTAAGTATCTAAGTTGGTTGTCCATGTTTAGTGGTTTAGTTATTGTTCTCATTGTTTCTCCTTTGTTGTTCATGCCCATAATATCTCATTTTATCCCAGTATAGTCAAATCATTTTTTTCCTTTGTTTTCAATGGTTTTATGCTCCAGTCCCATGTTATTTAGGAAAATTTTGGCATGTTTTAGGTTTTGCCAGTAATCATTTTGCCTAACCCATTCTTTAAATGATTCGTTTATTCCTGGGTCTTGGATCTCCACTAGTCCTGTTTTAATAATCTGAATAACTACCATTGTTGTTTGTCCTCCATTGCTTCACGTTCATAATCAATCAGTTTGGTTATTTGTTTATCTGAATAATTAAATTTAGTTTTTAGTTTACTGATCGCATACTGCCTACATTCTTTTGGAGTAGAGCACTCTATCCAAGAATTAAAAAAATAGGCCTTGGTTGGATTGGTTACTGCATCTCGTAGTATCTTTACGTAATGATAGACGGCTGGGTTCTTGCTCATGCTTGCTCTCCTCTGGTTAAAGTAAAGTCCGTGATCGGATTAAAAATACACCATCCTCCAGACTTCATTAGTTTAAATAAATTATTGTAAGCATATTGAGTTAAAAAGATTTCATCTAGATTATCTTTTGGTGCTAGTACTAATCTCTCTAAACTATACCCATACATTATTTCATTTTCGATATCACTTCCTCTATATCTACCCACTACTTGATAGTTAGATTCATTGTTTATTTTAGTTACTACCTCATTTAGTTCTATTGTTTTTTTATCTTTCATTTTTTGTGTTTTTTCCTTTCTTTTTTTACTTCTCGCTAGTTCCAATTGTTCTATGTTCATTACGCTACCTCCTGTTGTTTAAGTTTAATTTCAAATAAATATCCTTTGCCACCAAAAGGAAACTTACCTTTTTCTTTGACCAAAGCTTCCAGTACATCTTGCCAAGTGTCTCTGTTAAAAACATCTTTTAAGCTGCTTACAAACTTGTACCATCCACACTCTTGTCCATTAACGTAATAAGAATGCTCCCAATATTGATCTAAAGCATTTAAAATATTTTGAGCTCTTTCATCTCTGATAGATAAATACTTAGTTTGTGGAATATTTTCATTGTAATTGTTGATGTCATAATAATCTGTCATGCCATCAAATTTTCCATATACAAATTGTTTGGAATAATCGTTCAGGTCTTTGATCGCTTGATCGGATCCTTTAGATACATCCACATCCACTGAATTACCTCCAGCAAATGATTGAGATTTTGCTGAAAGAGTTAATCCCAGTTCTTTACCCTTTTGTTTTAGTAGCTTAGCTACCTGTGCTTGTTTTGATACTTGTTTAGTCATTATGCGTTCTCCTTTTTTTTGTTTTTTTCAAATACTTTAGTTACTTCAATAAGTTTTTTTGCTGCATCTAATTGCTTGTCACTCAAGCAACTTAAGATGTATTTCATTACATCAAATTGAAGGTCAAAATCCTCAATGTCTCTATAGTTAACATCGATGGCATTTATTTTAATTAATGTTTTTTTGTCTATCATCATAAGTAGTAGTCCTCCGTGTTTGTTGGAGCCTTTACATTTAACATGCTAGCAACTCCAGTTAATTTAAGTACTGAGTAATTCACTTTGAAACCAACAGTATGCAGTAGCATCGTAACCGCTGATAAAAAGATTGGTAAAAAAAGTAAAATGCTCATATGGGATTTATCCCATTTTATTAGATACAATACAAGCATTAATAAACCGCATAAAATAAGGGTTTTTTGACTATTTTAGATTATTTTTTAGGTTTTTTCTTATTATCTACGACTAATTTAATAATATTATCATTTTTTTTAGGAGATGATTCGTTACCTTCTTTTAATGAATTAAAAAATAAATCTTCATCAAATATATTTAAGGTATAGTTTTTTACTTGGTCATAATGATCTTTAGGACTGGTGATTTTAATATGATCTATTAATAAGGTTAGTAGTATTCTGTGTGCCCAAGTTTCATCTAATCGTAAGTACTTAAATTTTTCGGTAGCATAAGAAGTAAAGTCGTCAAATGTATTTGTCCATTTGTCATAAAATTCTATTAGTTCTTTTTTTTCTTGCTCCTTTTCTTTTTTTATTTGATCTTTATCTTTCATTTCATTCTTTTAAAATTAAAAAAAGTTCTCCAAAACCATGATCTAAATACAGACATGCAAGTAAAAATAATAGCTATATGAAAGCTTTCCCACATCGTGGGATACATATTAAAATAAGGAAAGATAGTTATTTGCACTGCAATGGCTAATAACAATCCACTTCCTACATCTATAGTACTTTCAAATAACTCTCTCACTATTTTAATTTTTTAAATTGAATAATCTTACATTTAATTCGTTCTATGTTTTTACGTATTAGAGCTCTTTGTTCTTTTGTTTTAGTTGCTCTGTATGTTTTATAGTTTTCTCTATAGGCTTTCCATTTCAATTGCATTTCAGTAAACCTAATTATATTTTTTTCGAATAACTCTTTATATCTATTACTAACCATCAAAGGTTCCAGACCTGCTAGATAACAAACTTTCTCAAAGTCTTCAGCTCCAGACATAAGCCAATCATGAGCATCTTGTTTTCTATAACTTTCTGCTTTACTTCCAGATAAGTTTAAACAATCTTCAAAAGCAGTGGCCACTACTGCTTTCCATAACCGCTCCTCTGGAGACAACAGCTCCTTAGTGAACTCAGACGCTAATCTAATGCCCATGTTTTTTAATAAGTCTTGAGAGTACATCTTTATAATAAATTAAAAGTTTAGGGTGGGTCTTATGCTCTAAGATGTATTCATAGTCATCAAGAACGTATTCAATAAAGTTCATTTTTTCTATTCCTGATAAACTGTTTATTGTATTTTCGTCAAACTCTATGTCGGGCATAACAAATTTGTCTTCTTTAGCCATAATCATTTAACCAGTCTCAGTCCCTTTTTCTGTGCTATTTTTTTTCGGTTCTTTAACCAATTATAATCAATCAGATCCTTGAACTGACTTATATCTGTTAAGCCAAACGTATTCCCCATCCATAATTGAAAGAACAATTCTGTTACCTTACCGTACAAACGTTTATCGTTGGTAAGGTTAGCTAACGCTTTTAATGAACGTTCTAGTTCATCTATTTGATCTTTCTTTACATCTTTTATAGCAGTCATATTAAT